CCGGTGTTCGTCACAGCGCCGTACTGGTGCGTGTGCGATGGCATCTGCGACGCGACCAGCTTGTGGGTCTGGCTTCCGCCGCTCGCGCCCAGGGCCGTGGCGTCCAGCATGCCGAAGCGCAGCGCCGTGGCCGTGCCTGCTGTAACGCCTACGCCAGTGCTCAGCGTGATCTGCGTTGCGCTGTCGATACTCGCGATGGTCGCGCTAGCCGGAATGGTCGTGCCGTACACGAACATGCCCACGGACAGGTTTGCAGTAGACGACAGGCCGGTGACGACGGCCGAACCGGCTGTGGTCGTGCCGTTCAGGTTCACGTTCAGGCGTGCCGCCGACGTGCCGCCCATGTCTCCCTTGCCAGCGATGACGCGCCCGCGCCCGTCCGGAAGGCCGAACGTGGTCGACCCGTCGCCGCTACCGTGCGTCGTTCCGATGACGGTGAACAGGTTTGCGTAGGTTGTGCGACTAACCGACGAACCGTCGCACAACAGCCAGCCAGCAGGCGCGACGGCCCCGGCGAAATCCAACACGGTGCCGGTCATGCCGGCCCAAAGATCAAGTACGCGGCTCACACGCCTCCCTGGTTCATAAGTGCGGCCACGTCAGGATTCGCGGCCATGAATGCCTTCAGCTTTTCCAGCGCCAGTTCGGCGGCGGATTTCTCAGGCTGTTTGGTGACAAGCTCCCATGCGGCCCCGTTCCACTTCGGGATTTGGCCGGCAGGGACTTCGGCCGGCGGCGCGGCCTCGGTGGTGTAGGCAGGCAGCAGCCACACGCCGGCTTCAAGTGGGCTTTCATCCGCCATGGTTTCGCCGACATACAGGCCGGCGCGGCTGAATTGATAAACAATTTTCGTGGTCATGGCTTCTGTCAGTATTTGATGCAAGCCAGCAGGGCAACGTTACGCGGACGGGCTTCCGCGCCGCCGGCGCTCGCGGTCGTGAACGGGTGCGTGTGCGCGCCGGCCGAGTCGGTCACGGACGTGTAGGTGCGGCTCGATCCACCATCGCCCGTCGAACCGTTCGTGCTGCCGTCGCGCGCAAAGGTCGGGATGTTGTGCGTGTGCGCGCCGGCACTGTCCGTGGTGCCAGTATGCGTGTGCGCCAGGTTCTGGCTGGCCTGACTGGTGCCCAGCGCACGCCCGGCGTCAACCCCACGCCCGTCATCCAGGCTGCGCAGGAACTCGCCGCGCAGGTCCGGCAGGTTGAACGTGTTGAACCCGTCGCCCGTGCCGAACGTCGTCCCGATGGCCGCGAACAGCGCCGCATAGGCGGTGCGGCTGACGGCTGCGCCGTTCGCTTTCAGCCAGCCCGTCGGTGCGGTCGTGCGCGCGAAGTAGGCAACCTGGCTGACAGGGGCCAGGCGGTCGCTCTCGGCCTTGCTGTACACGTCCAGGTTCGTGCGCGCGACGGCCTTGTCTTGCAGGTCGTACAGGTTCTGGTCTTGCTGCAGTGCCGCTTCCAGGTGGCTGGCCGGTTCGTTCTGGACCGCGACCAGCTTGGTCCCGCCTGGATAGGACTGGCTCAGTGTCAGGCGCGTCATGATCGTGGCGTGTGGCGTCCATTCGGTGCCGCGCACCAGGCGCACGCCTTCCACGTAGACGGCCAGACCAATGGTGTTCGTCACGGTCAGGTCCACGACGGTCTGGCTGGCCACCAGCGTCTGCGCTTCCTCGATTGTGTCCACGACCACGTTCACGTCCGTGGGGTCGTGCCAGCTGAAATCGCCGGCGGCGTTGCTGTCCTTCGTCAGAATCTGCCCAGTCAGGCCGCCAGGGATCAGCGTGGCCGGAGTGACGTTGTTCATGATCCAGGTCTGCGTGACGACAGCCACGTTCGGATCCAATTGGACCACGATGACGCCCGCGTTCGTGACCATGAACACCATACGGGCCACAGTGTCCGTAAACGCCCCATCCGACGGCGTCGGCTTGTAGGTTTCCGGCAGGTTGCCGACTGCGAAAAGGCCGCCCTGGTCGTCAAAGATGCCGATTTCGCGCAGCGTGAAACCGCTGACGCTCGCTGGGATAACGATTTCAGCGATGAACCGCGTGGTGTCGGCCGGGTCAGGATAAACGCGGTTCGGTGCAGCCCGATACATTTCGCGCACCAGTTGCGTCTGGCCTTCGGTCGGAGTCACGGCGTTGCCGTTGCCGTCGCCGACAGCGATTTGCGGCAGGTTGATGGGAGTGCCGCTTACCTCAGCCTGGGCCAATTGCTGAAGGCCATAAGTGGTATGGATTGTTTTATAAGTTGTCATCAGTATGGTCACTTATGCCAGGGTAAGGCTCGTGCTGCGGACAACGCCATCGCTGCCCTTCACCTTGATTCTTAACTGCGTGTTGCTGGTCAACTCAAACATCATGTCGCCGTTGTTAGACGGGGCGGCAGAAGCATTTGGGCGCTGAATAACGTTGCCATTGTTATCAATGCTCATTGCCAGTTTCCACGTAACCACAGCCCCTGCTGTACCAGTCGCAGCAACGTTCCAATTGTGGGTTCCGGAAACCTGTTCGTAATGTGATGCCTGCTGGCTTCGCGCGTAGCGCCAATTGCCGCCGTCGAAATAGGAGTTGGTCGACCACAAGCTGTTGCATGCGCCAGAAGTCGATGAAAACAGTGCGTTGCCTGCCGCGCCGACTTCCATGGCGCGGAAGCCACTCCCCCAGGCGCTGCCCTGTACGCCAATGCCGGCATTGCCAAAAGTTGTGACAGATGCTAGCCCGCCATTTCCTTTGCATGAATGGAATACAGCGTCGATCAATCCATATAGACCGTCTCCGCTTGACCAATTGGCAGGGACAATGCCTCTCACGTCCCAGTAAGCCGCAACCACGCCACTAGCAGCGTAGATCAGATATTGCGACCTGAAGTCATCCGATCCATTGGTGGTTTCAAAACCGCCGCCGCGAATGTCCCACGCCTCAAATTTGTTGGTTCCGCCTGCCACATAGTCAAGATAAATCGGGTTTTGCCCAATGTCGAAACCGTTCGCCACTGCCGTTCCGCGCATTGCATCCAGGTTGATGGCCTCGATATGAAGCGCCGAAATCTTCGAACCAACGTCTGTTCCAGAGCAAACGGCATAAATGCCATTGCCGCCGCTCGCTCGGCGGCTGACGCCTCGCACTTCCAGACGCAACACGCATTCGTTGATGAATGCCCCGTTACTGCCCTTCACCTCAAGCCGCGTTCCGTGCCTGCCGTTCCCCTCCGTGTAGATATCCAGCCTGGCATTCTCCACCCAGTCATACCCATCACATACGATGGCGAAGCCCTCCATGCCGGCATTGCTGATGCGGGCCTGGATGCGGCAGTGATCGCCGTTAAGCAGGGCCAAGCCATAGCGCCCCGACCCGTCGCCGGTAATACTGAAGTCGCCGATGATGTGCGTTGGCTTGTACAGCGCTCCACCAGAAACCGACACCCAGTCTGCGCCGCTTGAGATTCCAGAAAACGATAGGCTTACCGCGCCAAAAGCAAGCCAGTGCCCCCCGTTGGTGATGGATAACGGCTGCGTCAGCTTATACGTGCCTTCAGGCCAAACGAGCGGCTTACCGCTTGCGATGGCAGCCAGTATCGCGGTCGTACTGTCCAGAACTCCGGAAGGGTCTGCGCCACCTGCGAACGCAGGATCAGTCACGAACGACATCTGCGCGCGCAACCATTCGCTGCGGTTCAGAAGCGCCTGAGCCGGCCTGTTCAGTGGGCCGCCAGGCCCGCCCAGCAGTGCGGTCGTCGTGTCAATCTGCGGTACGGCATCCCAGCCGGCCGTAGCGGTCAAATTCGTCATGAAATCCTCAGTTCAGTTTGAAACCATTTGCTTTATTGCCGCCGTCGGCATTGCGCGAACCATCCGCCACCAGGCTGTACTGGAAGCCGTCCACAGTGATTTCATTCCCCAGCACGGCCGCCGCGCCGACGGTTGGGCCAGCCGTCGTCGCCACGCTCGTAGCGACATCGGACAGGTGCGAGCGCAGGTTTTTCGTTGACGCAACCACGTACAGCAGCCGCTGCAGTGCATCATGATCAAATCCGACCTGATCGCCGGTCAGCAGCAGGCGGAATGTGAACGGCGCGCCCGCCGGCGTCTGGTTGAACCATTCCTGAACTTGGACATCCAGACCCAGCGCCTGCAGCGCGCGCTTGACAGCGCCGGCGGTTCCCTTGTGCCGATGCACATACAGCGACTCTGCGACGGCCTGGCGCTTCTGCGTTTCGGTCCAGTCCGTGTTCCATTCGTCCAGCGAAACCGACCACGCTAGAGCCGGCAGCGTCGCCAATGGGGTCGCCGCAGGCTGGTAGAGCGTCCGCAGCGGCACTGGCA